TAACGAAAGCGTCGAGAACGTCTGAAGACATCGAGATAACGAAGAATTACGACGATGAGGGAGAACTCTTGTCGTCTGACATCGCCGTTTATCTTACGCAGTCAGAAACGATGCAGTTTGCTGTCGGCAATGCTGAAGTGCAGGTGCGTTGGATTGACACCAACGAGAATGCATATGTAACGGACATCAGCAAGTTCAAACTGGAGCGTACTCTGCTTGAGGGAGTGATTGAATATGGCGACTAACGTAGAGAACATAACACTTACCGTATCGGACAATTCGCCGAGCATCACTACTGGTTCGGGTACTAACTCGCCTTATTATGTGGGCGCTGAAGCGAGAGTCGAGCAGACATCTCTTGGCGCTGTCATCACGATAACGGACAAACACGGCACAACGACCGCTACCGTTTATGACGGCAGGAGCATCGTTTCCGTTACGCAGAATCCTGACTATACGCTCACTATCACGTTCTCTGACGGCACAAGCGTCACCACTACCTCTATGCGCGGTGAAAAGGGTGAAACTGGCGATAAGGGTGATAAGGGTGACAAAGGCGATACTGGCGAGCAGGGAATAAAAGGCGACAAGGGCGATACTGGTGATTCGGGCGTATATGTCGGCACTACGACTCCTACCGACCCTGATGTAAATGTATGGATTGACCCAAGCGGCGGCGGATTCTATGCGCTGTCCGATGTCGAAGTCAACGGAACATCGGTCGTTACTGCGGGCGTAGCGGAAATAAGCGTTCCTACGGCGGTATCCGACTTGCAGAATGACAGCGGTTATCTGACGCTTGGAACTCTTCCTATATGGAACGGGGGCGTTGTATGAGTGAAGTAAATATAAATTACAAAGGCTCAACGATAGCCACGATGGATGCGAGCGGAACGAAGACATTGCAGACGAGCGGTAAATACTGCGAGGGCAATGTGGAAGTCGTATATACAAGACCGAGCGCAAAGAACGTACAAGTAGTGCAAGGTACTACAAGGACTACATCGTCTTCGATGACGGCAATCGGCGCGGAGATGACCGTATCAAAGACTGGAACATATGACGTTTACTGGTCGGGCTATCGGTCAAACACTTCGGCATCTTATACATACGCAACGCAACTTTATGTTGGCGGCACGGCATACGGGTCAGAGAACGCAACGTGGTCTAATCACGTTCAGAACAACCACTTGACTGGCGTATCGCTGACGGCAAATCAGAAGATAAGGGTCTACGGGCGCAGCTCAAGAGGCTCTTCATACTACATATACGCACCTACACTTGTAATCATTGAATCATAGGAGAGAAATGGCTAACGTAACGGCGGTTGAAGCATATAGAGCCGTACTTCAGACGGACTATTGTGAATATGTGGCACACGTCCATCAGGGTGCGTGGAAGAAAACGCCGTTCCACCGTTTTCTCTGCAAGTATGTACAGAATTTCGTCGAACGCGAAACAGACAAGCCTTACGAGATACTGGTCATAGCGACACCGCCACAGCACGGCAAGTCGCAGAGCATAACGGAAACACTTCCGTCTTGGTATCTCGGCAAGCATCCTGACAGACACGTTATTGAAATCTCGTATAACGAGGATTTCGCCATTAAATTCGGGCGTAGAAACAAGCGGAAAATCGAAGAATATGGTGACGAAATCTTCGGTATCAGGATAGCGAAAGACAACAACCGTGCAGTCGAGTTTGAGCTTGCTGAAACGAACGGCGGGATGCTTTCAAGGGGTGTTGGAACTGGTGTAACGGGTCAGCCTGCCAATCTGATGATTATAGACGACCCGATAAAGAACAAGAAAGAAGCATTTTCAAAGTCAAGGCGTGACCTGATTTACGAAGAATGGTTGATGTCCTTTAAAACGAGGCTCGCCCCGCACTCAAAAGTGATTCTTATAATGACTCGTTGGCACGAGGACGACCTTGCAGGGCGCTTACTCGCTGAAGAAGAGAACATCAAGCTGTTACGCTTTCCTTGCGAGTGCGAGGACGAGTCCACAGCGGTTGAAAAAGCGCTTGGTCGTCACATCGGTGATGCGCTCTGTCCTGAAATCGGCAAGGGAAACGAATGGCTACACGAATACAAGAAAGGTCTTGTGTCACGCGAGGGTTCAATGACGTGGAACGCGCTGTTTCAGGGCAGACCAACAGCGATGGAAGGTAACATAATCGAGCGTGACTGGTGGGAATACTACGAAGAAAACGAACTTCCTACTATTAATACTTGGGTTATGAGCGTGGATGCGGCATTCAAGGACGAAGACCAGTCCGACTTCGTAGCGATTCAGGTATGGGGCAAGACGGATTCCTACATCTATTTAATAGATGCGGTGAAAAAGCACCTATCATTCCCTGACACGATAGTCGAAATACGCAGATTAAGGGCGATGTACCCTGAATGCAAGACGACACTCATCGAGGACAAGGCGAACGGCTCTGCAATCATCAGAATGTTACGTTATGAGATGACTGGAGTGATAGCGATTCAGCCTATTGGTAGCAAAATGGCGCGTGTTCAGGCGATATTGGGAGCAATAGAATCAGGTAACGTAAAGTTGCCGAAACATAAGCGATTCACGGGCGACTTCGTTGAGGAATGCTGTTCATTCCCTAACGCGGCGCACGATGACCAAGTGGACTGTATGAGCCAAGCGCTCAACAGACTGATATATCAGCGCGGGCAGGCGATGCCGAAGCGCAAGGAAAGCTATTTCAACAAGATGTTCCCTGAATGGGCGAAGAAAAACGCCGACAAGGGACACGGAAGAATACGGGTGGTCTGATGGAACTTGTAGCGATAATCGTACTGGCGTGTTTACTGCCGATATTCACGATAGCGGGCTTCGTTGTCGGGTATAACGTGAACGCGCCGAAGAAGATATTCAAGATGCCGCAGAAGAAAGCAGAACCTACGGCTGATGAGATTATGCTTGACCGAATAGATAAGGCAACGGTGTAACAAATGACAGACATTTACGAAATTTGGAACAGATACGAAAAGTCGAAGACGTATATGAACAAGAAGAATGTTCTTTCCAAGACGGAAAAGAACTGGTTGATGTACATCGGTAGACAATGGGAAGCCGTGAACGACCACGAGGGTATGGAAGACCTGCCGTCGATGAACTTCATCAAGCCGACTGTCAAATACAAGGTTTCCTCGATTGCATCGACAAAGGTAACGGCGATGTTTTCCGACCTAAATGGCGCGAATAAAGACATTTTGGACAGACTTAACAAGCTCTTCGACATCTCGTGGGAGAAAGCGAAGATGCCGAAGATGGGCAAGACTGCGTTAAGACACGCGGCGGTTCAGGGCGATTCGTATCTGTTTTGGGGCGAGGGCGGTGATACGCGCAAGACTCCACAGATTATTCACAATACGCAGATGCGTCTTGCTGATGAGAACACGAATCACATTCAGGAACAGCCGTGGCTGATTATCGAGGAAAGACTTGATGTCGAGGTCGTTCGCGAAAAGGCGAGAAGACTCGGCGTATCCAAAGCAGACATCGAACTTATTCAGCCTGACGGGACTGACGAGAATGCTCTTGTCAACCGTTCAGAGGTAAAGAACAAGGTAACGAGCCTGCTCTATATGGAGAAAGACAAGAAGACGGGCTTCGTCAGCGTCGGCAGATGCACGAAGCAGGTTATGTACGAGAAGCTCCACCCTATTCAGCAGACTAAACGCGGCGAGTATTTCGGCGAGGGGCTGACGCTCTATCCGATAGTGCCGATGGTTTGGGAAGAGATACCGAACGATGCACGCGGAATGAGCGAGGTAGAACAGCTTATACCGAATCAGCTTGAGCTAAATAAGATGCTTGCTCGTAGGGCTATATCAGCAAAGCTGACAGCGTTCCCAAGACTCGCCTATGACGATACGAGCATAGCGAATCCTGAAGCGCTCGATAAGGTTGGCGCGGCTATCAAGATGAACGGCGGAAACGCGCAGGCAATCACAAGTATGATTTCCTATTTAGCACCGCAGTCGATGAGTCCTGACGCACAGAACTTATGTGACGAACTGCTGAACCAGTCGAGAACGCTTGCGGGCGCATCCGATGCACAGCTTGGTAACATCGACCTTTCAAGAGTATCGGGAACTGCGGCACAGACTGTCCGTGACCAACAGCAGTTACCGCTCAACGAACAGCAGGAAATGTATCAGGACTTCATCGAGAACGTCGCTCTTCTGTGGTTTGAGCTTTGGAAAGTCTACTTCCCGATGGGCATCGAGATGGACGGCATAATGGTCGAGCCTGACGAGATAACGACGATTCAACCAAACGTAAGGGTCGATGTAGTGGAAGATACATCGCTCTCGAAGATGGCATCACAGCAGGAACTCACGAACTTATTCAACAATGGCAAGCTGACATTCGAGGAATACGTTATGGCATATCCTGAACATTCGACAATCTCAAAGGATGTTCTTCAGCAGATAGTCGATAACAGAAAGATGCAGACGATGATGACTGGAATGCCGCCAGTAGACGAGTTCGGCAATCCGATAGACGTTCAGCTTAATCAGGGCGTGAACGTAGGCGGAATGAGCGGCGGCAGTTATCAGGCTGTTCAGGGTCAGTTAGCCAACAGACCGATAGTGGAGTGATGATATGGGCGAACTGATTACGGCAAAAGACTTAACAAGCGGAGTCAAGGGGATGTCCGAGAAGACTATGATTTCAGAGTTCGAGGAATTTCTGAAGATGGTCGAGAACGGAGATTATTCGATAGTGCCGACCATATCCGCATTTGCAGACTCAATAGGAAAGCCGAGGGGCGATGTCCACGAATGGTTCAGACTGCATCCTACGGCTTCAAAGCAGATGCGTGATATGTGTGCCGACACGATAGCAAGCGGAGCGATGCTGAAAAAGTACGTTCCGAACGTAACGAACTTCGCATTAAAGAACTGGTGCGGATGGGAAGAAGCACCACGCAAAACTGGCAAAACGGGCAAGGAAGTTGCTGACGAGAAGAAAGCGGCGGAGAAGCTCGATGCATATATGGCGGCTGAAAGGCGAAAGTCTTTCAAAGTCGTTTAACAAGCCACAAGCCGCCGTAAGTCCCAAGTTTCCTCCTATCGCTTGGGCAGGCGGCGACCACCACAATTTAATAAGAAAGGAATTGATGAAATGGACGAGAACATCAATGAAAGCGCAGAAATTCAGGAAGTCGCTGAACCTGAAGACGAAGCTCTCGAAAGCGAAGAAACGCAGGAAGTCGCTGACCCTGACAACTCGGATGATTCCGCTCAAGGCACGGATAGTGTAAAAAGCGAGCAGGATGCGGCATTTGCAGAAATGCGCCGCACCAATCAGGCTTTAGAGAAAGCTAACAAGCAGATGCGCGAAGCGCTATCAAGATACTTTGAGGGAGAAACTGACGAGGAACTTTCCATCAATGCTCTTGCATACGCAGAACAGCGCGACCCCGAAGAGTACCGAGAGGAATACGAAAGACTTGCTGAATTTGACAGAATGCAGGAAGAAAACAAAAGCCTCAAGGAACAGTTGCTCAACGCGCAGGTCGAGCGGATGAT